TACCTAGCAAATAGTTGCCGTAATCAGTGGCTTGACTTGTGCTCGCATTGAGCGTGTTTGTTTGATACGCCCGATACGGAACAGCAGCGCCCGACTTCGTGACAGTCGCAGCTCCAAACGACTCAGGTGTCACCGTGACCTGTGTGTAGAAGTTGTCTGCCAGGCTGTCAAAGTTGATCTGGTTGTACACCTGATTAGTCGAGTTATTAGCCACATCGGAAAAGTTGATCGTGCTGACATTTGAGTTGAATGGACTCACGAGCGTTGTGGCATTGCCAAACTCCCTAATGCGTGCATTGGTGGTCTGGCAAACCCTGGCAACCCAATCGCCCCAAGTGCTACTAACCGTGGTTGCAGCCATCGCTGGTGATCCAGTGGTGCCAGTCCACGAAAGCGTTAGACCTGTTTGTGTGTTTGCAGCTGTCAATTGGTTGACAACTGTGTCTGCTGCCATTGCGTAGTTGTTGCCTTGCATACGCCCAAAACGAGCAAAACCACCCTCAATGCCTATTGTCAGATAATCGGCCTGACCTACACCACCAGCAAACGGAATGCCATACTGCGCAGTCACATCAGAAACAAAACCAACCCAAATAATGCGTGGCGTACCCACACCAGTGGTGTTTTCAATCTTGATGTATGTACCAGCAACCAAGGCCGTAATTGGTGACGCATAGCCAGTTGGATAGCGCATCTCAATAGTGCCCACACCCGACTTCACCTGATCTAACTGTGCTTGCCTACCAATGCTGAATTGAATGTTTTGCACATTAGTAAGGGCAGTCCAGCCAACCCCTACAGGGTCTGTCGAGTAGTAAGCCGTGTAGGTCTGTAAAGCCATGGCTAGAAAATGTTGCTCACACGGATAGGTACAGAACCGTTTTGCCTCATGTAAGTACGCAAAGCATTGACCACGCTTTGAGGGTCGCCACCGTTCACATTGATAGTCACATTGTTGCCACCCATCTGGCCCATGCGATCTAACGGTATGACAGCCTCGGGGCCTTTCTCGCCAATCATGGCTAGGGTCGCGCTAGTCACGATGCCACCCTCAGCCAGCATCGGAATGTTAGGCACATCAAAGCCCTTACCACCGAGGCCAGGCACCCAGCTCGGAACCTTAAAAGACAACTTACCGATGGTGTTATTCCAGAGGGTAGCGATGCCATTGAAAATGCCTTTATAGAAGCCGTAGAGCGTTTCAAAATAGCCTTTGATTACAGCAATACTGACCGATACGACTGTTTTTATAACACTAAAAACGCTGTCCACAATGTTGCGAAAGCCCTCAAACTTTTTGTATGCCAGCACTAGGCCAGCAATAAGAGCAACCACAGCAATAACTACAAGTGCAATTGGGTTGAGAGCCATAACCAGGTTAAACGCTGCAGTGGCCACTGTGGCTGCAATGGTGTATGCAGCCTGCAGTTTTAGGTAGGCGTTGTACGCGAGAATGATGCCAGCAAGCGTGCCGATGACACCAGCCACTGCCAAGAATGCTGTGGTGTTCTCACTAGCAAAGTTGCCTAGCGCAGCCAATACCGGCAGTACAGCTTGGATTGCTGGCATGAGTGCAGCGCCTATTGACTCTTTGGTTTCTTGCAGGCTGATGCTGAGGCGTTTGAATTGCCCCTGGGCAGTGTTTGCAGCTGTTGATGCAGCGCCACCTGTGGCTGTGCCTATGGCGTACATGACATCCTCGAACGATGCACCGTCCTCGATCATCTGACGGTACTCGGGTGCCAACTTAGCTAGGGCTTTGAGGTTGCCACCGTAAGCCTTCTCTAAGGTTTTTGTGACTGTCGCCAGTGGCACGCCTTTTTGCGCTGCAATGTCCATTGCTGCACTTGCCAATTCTTGCGCATGGCTGACCGAGCCTGTAGCGCGAACAAGGCCAGCCAAAGCAGGGCGTAGCTCATCATCGGTTACGCCTAGCAACCTGCCCTGTGCAGAAATAAAATCCTCAACACCAGCCACCTGTGCATCGGTCGCGCCAGTGGTTGCTTTTAGTTGGCGTGACAATTCAGCTTGTGATGCAGCGTCCTCGATTGCTGCCTTAGTTGCGTCACCGAGGGCAACAGCTAAACCAGCCACTGCTGCAGCTGCAGGTAACGCTGCTTTCTTGAGTGCAAAATTGGCTTTAGCGCCTACGGTCTCAAGGCTGTTGAACTCCTTGATGGCTTTGTCAATGCCTTTAGAGTTGAACTCGGAAACAATGGGAATGTAAACAGCCATTATCCAAGTGTCCTGTTCACCTGGTTGAGCACTTGCTCAATGGCCTGCAAAATGTCTTTGGTGGCTTGCCCATGAATGTATTCAATATCACGCCACATGCCACGCTGGGCAGGGCCGTAAGCCGTGGTGAGGTACTCAGAGAATTGGCCATCATCGCCACGCAGGCCTGCCATGTCAAAGATTGCACCGGCAGCATCTTTCTGAATAATTGTTACTAAAGGATATGAGCCACGCTGAATACGGCCACCAACCTGAATGGTTACACCCTTACGCACTTTGACAGGGTCATAAACCAAACGGCCATTGCCTGTTTTGCGTGGGCGCATACCTGACAAGGGTGGCCTGTTTGGGTAACGCTGTGCCACGCGACTAACCATTTCGGCACCACTAGCCTTGATCTGGTTTACAGCTTTGAACTTGGTTTTGCTATCTACCTTTTGCAGTTCAGCCAACGCTGCCTTCAGGCCGTAAATCTCGATGCTACCTGTAACGCTCATTTGGCCTTTTTCCTCTGCTCATTGATAATACTAATGCAGGTGTTCAGGTCGGGTACATCAAACTCTATTTGTGGTGGCCACCAGCCACACTCGACTAACAGTGTTGCTAGGGAATGTCGGTAGGTGCCACCTCGGTAGGGTTTGCGTCTGGTTGCTCGATCACCTCAAGATTGACAAGCTGCTTGATAAAGTCGTCAAGCATTAGAGGCACAGTCACTGCACCTTGCTGTTTGCTTGCCTCATGAGCCATGTATGCCAAATCCTCAATACCGAGGCCACCATCTTGTATTTGGCTGATTTTGCGCTTGTATTTGCGCTCCCACATAACGATTGTGTAGAGGTTCGTGGTAACTGTGTAGTCACCCGAACCGATGTTTACGAGCATGGTTAATTGCATGTCGGGTCTGCTTTCTGTTTAGAGATTAGGGCGAAGTAATGTCGCGGGCAAAAGTGCCCCCTGTCCAGGTCGCCTCGATCATACTGAGCTCTCCATAGGATCCTGTAATCGGTGTAAACGAGGAAAGCATGGCCGAGGAAATCGTATACTCGGGATTACTGGCAGACTCTGTCGGGCCAGCAGGCGAGATAACAAGTGTTGAAGTTCCTGAACCAACTGCAGCAAAAAGGGTTGCCTCAACAGATGATGCACCATATGCAGCGTAAAGCGTAAGAGTGACCTCTACGGCCTGCAAGCCTTTTACAAAGACATGGCCTGCATCGCCGAAGCTGGTGGACTCGAGCGAGTCATAGCCAACGGTCAATGTGGCAGATGAGCAAAGCGTAGTGAGATCAACAACGGAGCCACCTGTGGCTGGGTTGAGGGTCACTGTTGGGTTTGTGAGATAGGTGGTAGTGCTGGTGGCCATTTTCAGTCCTTTGGTGTTAGGTGTTGTCGGCCACCAGTGATGCTTTTATTATGTCAGATTTTACTAGGGCAGGTGAGCATTATAGGTATGCAGCCTGCAGGGATATTTGTAGATCATAGGCAGGGAACTCTTGCCCACCGATACTGGCAAGCCCTGGCCTGCCATCAGTCACTGCAACATTCTTGTCAAGTAATGCAGCTGCGATTGCGAGCAATGGCCTGAGGGTATCTAGGTTGCCTGGGCCTATGCCGATGACGCGCACAGGAAAACGCATCGTGACGATTTTGTTGTTGAAAGCCTCAAAGGTAGGGGCATCAATAAAGCAGCAGTTGCTGTTGAGATTTCGAGGGTCTGTCACAACTCGCAAGCCACTAATCGTGGCCAGCGTGGTGGCTAGGTCGTCTATAGCCTCATTAAACAGGTCTGTGTAAGCCATTACGCAACAGCAGGCCTATCAATACCTAGCAACTGTTTCACCATCGGTGTAAAAGCATTGGTGGTGATTGCTTGGCCCATAGCGTCAAAGCTTGCAAACTGGTCGATGCTGCCACGCTGACGGAAGTAAGCGCCAGCCAACATAATCGTGCCGAGCGTGCAATCGCCAGATGGGCTAGTTGCAAGCGCATCGTAATAGCCTGCCTCTTGCCTACGCCGATAGGCGACCTGGTTACCGGCAGAAACGCACTGTGCCAAAAAGGTTGTCTCATCGGCGCTGAGTGGGCTGGGCAGTCCGAGCCATAATTGAACATTTGCACTGGTCACCCAAGTGCAGGTTTGCGTATAGGTCAGGGTGCCAGGTGGGATTGCTGCAGAGCGTTCTAAATCATCGTCAGCGTCATAAAACATAACCTGGTTAGGTATCGGCTCATCAGGGTTGAGTAGCAGGTCACCTTCAGAGTCTGTGCCTGTGTACAGGTACTGAGGCAATGCGTAAACAGTGTGTGTGCCGTTGAGGCCGTGCCCTAAACCAGTGATGGTGATGCTTTCACCGATGGCAATGTCGGTTGCCTCAAGTGTTTGTACAACAGCGTAATTATCTAAACGCTGATGAAAGATGACTGAGTATGTAGCCATGATTGGCTATCGCCTTTCGGGTTAGGCGATTACGATGCCCTGGATAAAGCTTGACTTGGCTACGAAAGTAGCGAAGTAACCGTAGTAGGAGAATGTGCGTCCCAATGTGCTTGGTACTTCTACTGACATAAGGCCACGCTGTTGTTCGTAGATTTCAAAGCCTGGTGCGTAAACAACGAGCATGGTGCCTGCAGCAAAGTTGTTATCAACGACAAGTTGAAGGCCCATGACATCCATACCGGTGTAAGCAAGGCCACCTACGCGACCAATGCTGTTTTGTCCGATAACACCATTTGTGGTGTAACCCAAGATTGGGCGCTTCGAACCGTCAAGCTGTGATCCCAATTTTTCCCACACATCAGGTGACACGCACAAGTGAGTTGGGAAATAGTTGCTGTCCTCGGTGATTTCGCGCGCTGCGTCATACAAAGCGTTAATCAGTGAAGTTGGGTTGTCAGCTGTGACAGTCCATGTTGAGCCTGATGCTGTTTTACCAGCAACCAAGTTGTCGGCTGCAATGTTGTCTGTTGCAATCAGGTACTCACCTGCAAGGTCATTGAGCACAAGGTTCAATGCTGCAGGATCAGTGAAGTCAATGTCTTGTACTGACAATGTGACCTGACCAGCAACTGTGGTTTTCGTAACAGTGTTAGAAGCAATCACCATTGTGGTGGCTGATGCTGCAGCGCCTTCAGTCTGTGTTGCTGCGCTGGTGTGCGTAGTAATCGTTGGGCGAATGAAAGTTTTGCTTGGTGTGTTTGGCATGGCGCGTGCACCAAAAGCCGATACCACTGGGCGTACAAAGTTGAGGTCTTGGAACAATGGCCCAAGTACCGGCACTGGCAAAAGACCAGGTGTATCGGTAGTAAGTACATCGCCTGCAGCTGCTTGAAGTGCTGTCTGCTGATTGCGTACTGCGTCCTTGTATGCAGCGTTCACATTGTGGAATGTGTCCCCACCTGCGTGCATTGCTGCAAGGTATTCGGCTGGGGTTGGCATAACAAACTTGCGCTTTGGCTGAGCAAAAACTGTAGATGCTTCGATTACTTCTGGGGCTGGGGTGTCTGACACTGGGTTCTCCTGTGGCTCTAGGGGTTCAGGAGTGTCGGCTTCCTCATTTGTATTATCGCTCATTTCCTCATCTGATGTGGGGATACTCGCTGCTACATCTGTGATGGTAGCACCTGCAAACGCTGGCTGTGGCACTAATGACAGCTCTAACCAGTTTGCTGCAGTCACGATCATCACGCCGTTTTGGTCAATCTCAAACTCGGTTGGATTTACGCCAACGCTCACTGAGTCGAGCACGCCATCGGCTGCTAAAACAAGGGCCTCATCACCTAACGCTGTGGTGCTGATTTTTGCTGTAAACAGCATGCCATCTGGGGTGTCCTCGCGTGCCGTGACAATGCCAATGGCCTGGGTGCTGTCGTGGTACATGTACAGCTTGGGGTTTTTGCCATCGACAGGTAGTGAGCCAGGGGCAAACATAACTTCGGTGCCGTCATTGACTGTGGCCACGACATTGTAGGGCGCTGCAATACCGGTGATGGTTCTGCGTGGGGTGCCATCGGCTGCTGCTGCATCGATGCTTATTGCTGTGGCGTTGAACCTGATCATGCTAATTCCTCTTGTGTGTTTTCTTGGGGCATGTCGGGGCTGTCCATTTTGTCTGCTGCGTAATTCTCAACGAGGTACTCGTCTGCATCAAACTTTACATAAGTTCCTCGAGGCAGAACATTGTTTTGGCTCAATGTTGCTGCAATGCAATCGGCGTAGGCCTTGACACCAAAGATGTAAAGGTCGGCTCGGGCTTGCTCTGAGGATTGATAAGAGTAGGAACCTGTGCTTACGCCTACCAAATAGGGGGGCACATTTGTAAGGCGTGCACACTCGAGGGCTTGGTAGTTCGCTGCATCGATTAGCAGCATTTTGTCGGGTGTTGCTGTGGTCTCGGTGTAGCTCAAAAACTCGTTTAGTGCAGCTGTCTGATTGGTGGCGCGTGCAGCATTGAACGCTGACGCTAGATCGGCAAGCTCTGTTGCGCTTAGTGGTTCGCCACCTGTTTGCTTCAAAACACCAGCAGGTATTGAACTTTCTGCATTGCGATAGCGCGCAGCCTCAAGTTTGATTGCTGTGGCAACGGTCTGCTCAGACATGTAAACAATGCCTTGAATTGGGCTAAGGAATTGCACTAGGTCTTTAGGGTCAATCATGTTGCCTTGAAAGTAAACCTCTTTAGAGGGTGCGAACCAGACGGGACCCGACTGGTCCTGAGTCGTCACGGATCCGGCTGGGAGACGAGTAAAGGCCGTGGGGTATCCGTCTTGGGTGCGTGCAGTGATATACCAAAAAGCACGGCCATAAAAGAACAGGTCGTCAAATGTCCACGCCATGAGGAATGGGTAGGTCACGCTTGGGTCGGGTTGGCGTAGCCAGGTGCGTGGGGCAATGTTTACTTGCTCCATTTCATCACCGTTCCACATTTCGTTGTACATCTTTAGAGGCATACAAGAAATGACCGAGGCCATAAGATCGCGTGCGCGTGAAATGGTTGCCACGCTCATAGCCCTGTTGCGTGCTGGGCCTTCAATGTAGGTGTAATACTGGCCAATGAGATTTACGCCTGCAGAGTTAGGCGAGTATCCACCAGAGGCTGCAGCCTTTACCGGTGCAGGTGAGATTGCTGCTTTATTGACTCGGTTGAATAGCGCCATGTTGGGATTATCTCACATTTTCTAGGTGGGGGGTGGCACTGCCCCAGGCAATTCCCGACAGAAAGCCCAGGACAGCACCAAATGTCATCTTAGCGATTTACCACAACGAGCATTGGCTTACCACCTTGTTTTGGTCGAGAAGCAAGTGCAGCTGCAAATATGGTGAGGCGCGCCAGCTCGACAGGGCCAGGTGAACGCTTACTGCTAATTACGAGTGAGTTTTGCTGGGTAACTGCTACTGCTCGATTCATTTGTTCAGCAAGGTTTTGTTGCCCCTGGTGCACAAGTCTGCCATCGTTGATCATGCCCTTGACCAGTGATGTGTAGCGCATCAGTTCGCCATAGCCAACAACTTTTTTACGCCTCTCCAAAGACAGTGGCACATGGTTTTCTAATGGTGGTGTAACAGCCAACATGATTGAGGGATTTTCACAGGCCTTCAGTAGAGCCTGTTGCATCTCAGGTAGTGAGCCAACTACAAACTCAACAGTGATATGTGCAACCCCAACATCATCAACTGCAGCGCGAACAGCCGAGTAGCGAGAGCCATCAATACTTGTATCTACGGCTATCCAGCCTCCCTCGGGCCCTGGTATATCAGAGAGGCATTGCTCCCACTCGCCAGGTTGCAACCAGCAAGCATCGGCATTGACAAACTGGTTGAGAGAGCCACGCAAGAAACTAGATCGGTCTGGGTGCTCAGCATCAGCGAGTAAAGACTCCAGCTCGAGGGTGACACCGAGCGCTGGGTTAGCCCAGCCCCACCAGCGTGTATCCATAACATCAACACCTGGGGGTGGCGACCATTCAGCAAAGTAAAACTGGCCCTGGCGTTTATCGTCAATAAGTTGCAAACCTTGTTCTCGGTAGCGCAACATCGCAACCGAAGCCTCAGTACCGGCAGTCGAAGTCATCAACATGATCGGTGAACCACCAGCTGTGCGCATGTTGCGTGCCTTCATCGTTGGTCTAAGAGAATGGGCGAGCACATTGTCCTCGACTGCATACACCTCGTCAACCCAGATGAAGTCAGCGCTGAGGCCCATACCAGCCGAAGGTGTTGCAGCCTTGACAAGCCACCGTGAGCCATCAGGCATGTCACAAGTGTTACGGCCATACGCACGCTTCAATGTCGCCCCAAAATACTCTTGCAAAATCGGGGCCACCACCTCAAACTGGCGAACAGCAAGAGACAACTCATGCGCAGAGTTCACCACCGTTTGTGGCTTGCCACGCAACTTAGCAATAGAAGTAAGCCACGCCCCAATACACGCCTGACCTAAAACCGTTTTACCGTTCTGACGCGCCACAGAAATAAGCGCTGCACGATTGATTAGATCACCGGTATCAGGCTCAACCTCAAAAACACCATCAATGGCGTAAAGCTGCCAATCCATCAGCTCAACCTTCATGTACTTACTAGCAAACTCAGCAACCAAATCTGCGTAGAAAGAAAACCCTTTTCGAGCCGTTTCCAATCTGGGCTGAGTCCGACCAATCCCAGCAGGCCCTGGCTGGTTCGCGCCAGTTGTCGCCAGTTCGCTTCCCTTTGGGGATATATGGCCT